GGTAATGGTTCGCAAGACACGTGAAGATATTGCAGACCAGTTACCTGAAGTTATACATCAAGTAATACCAGTTCAATTTGATAAAGCCGGTGCAGCGTTATACGAAAGCATTGCTAAAGATTTATTGAATGAGATTCAGAAGGCAATATCTCAACATGGTCGTAGTTTTGACCTGTGGTCTCACTACAACGGAGGTGGTGGAAATGAAGCACAGGGTCAAATTATGTCTAGGCTTACTGTTCTTCGTATGCTGTGCGACAACCCTAAGTTGGTGTTGGAGTCAGCGGCAGCGTTTAATGACCCTAATAAGCACGATGAAGGTAGCGCCTATGCATCCAAACTGGTTGCCCAAGGGCGTGTTCCCACGGTCTATAAGGCACCCAAACTAGATGCCGTTGTTAACTACATTGAGGATGTACTAAATGAGGACCCAAATAACAAGGTGGTTCTATTTTCGTTTTTTAAAAAGAACCTACGGGTTATCAAGGAAGCAACTGCGTCTATTACGGATAGTGTCCTCTTCATGGGAGGAATGGGAGCAGAAGAACGAGACCGAGCCAAGACCAAGTTTGCAACCGACCCCAATTGTCGTATCTTTTTATCCTCAGATGCGGGAGGGTACGGAGTTGACTTGCCGAACGCAAACTATCTCATTTCTTTTGACCTCCCATGGTCTGCCGGTAAGTTGGACCAACGAGATGCCCGAATAATCCGTTTGTCATCCGTACATCCCCATGTTACAATTACAGCCTTCGTCATGAAAGGCAGCATTGAAGAACGTCAGTACGAGATGCTCCAACAAAAACGAGAAATTAATAAGGCGTTTATTGACAAAGGTTATGATACGCAAGGTAAGTTTGAACTCAATCTAGGAACTCTTTCCGAGTTCCTTTCACACTCAGAGGTATAAGATGCAAGACGACACATATTACGCAAAGTTGATAGAAGACTTTAAGAAAAGCAAAGAAGCCATAGACTCTTTGACTAAACGTCAAGATGTTCTAAAAAAGGAACTTGTTGAGGCTCTAAAGGAAAAAGGCATTGTTGATGACAAAGGACACCTGTGGTGGTCTATTGCTGGTTCTGACCTCAAGTACGAACGCCGTGTATCTCGTTCACTAAACACAAGTGCAGCAGAAGCATGGGCACGTGAGAAGGGTTTATGGGATGACGTAAAAGAAGTTGTGGAAGCCCTTAGTGAGGACAAACTTCTTGGGTACGCATGGAACCACAAAGAATCTGAAGAAGTTATTCAATCTTTCTATGTAGAGAAAGAGTCATGGGCTTTTAAGGCATGAAAGATGTCCTTGATTTGTTTGGGGACTTACCGGATTTTCCCGGCAAGAAACAACCAAAGAATCGCCCTGAAGCACAGTTACAGTCTTCTATCCTTAATGACCGTTACAACGGCGCTAAGGGTAAGGATTACATCATCAATGGAGTAAGGCAAACGTTTTACAGCATTGGTGAAGTATGCAAAGCACTGGGTAAAAGCCCAGTAACAATCAGGATGTGGGAAAGTAAGGGCTGGATTCCAAAACCCAGTTTTCGTACTCCCACTCCACAATCTGAACAAATTCCCGGTAAGGTACCGAAAGGTCGTAGGCTCTACAGCCAAGATCAACTTGACACACTGCTAGACGGTGTGGAAAGATTCGGAATATCGGAACACTACTCAGGTGACTGGGATGGTTTCAGAAAATACATCAAAGACAATTGGAAACGTTAGGAAGATATATGGGAAAGTACGACGACGATAACGACGTAAAGACAGATGAAGTAAGTAGCGTTGCAACAGCACCTGCTCGCACACTTGTGCGTGGTGGCTGGGGTGGTGTAGAGGCAGTTAAGAATGCCGACTCTCCATTTGCACAACGCCTCAAAGTTGTTGAGGAGCCACAGATTGTGAAGTTCCTTAGCGACGAACCTTATGCCTCATGGAGGCAGCATTGGATTGAACGCCAAGGTCAGAAGTCCTTTGTATGCATTGGAGACTTTGACGAAAAGGGTTGCCCACTTTGTGATGCGGGTAGCCGTCCATCAATCCGCATTGCTTTTAACGTAGCATTGCTTATTCCCGGCGAAGAGCCTGTACTCAAGTCCTATGAAGTTGGACCTCGTATTATTGACCAGTTGAAGAACTTTCACACTGATCCACGTACAGGACCTCTCTCAAAGCATTTTTGGGCAGTATCAAAAACCGGTAAGGGTTCAACTACCGCAACTAACCACCAAATGGTTAAGGCAAGTGACCTTGAAGAGTGGGGCATTGCTTCGCTTACAGACAACGGGCTTAACGATTTGATTGCACGTGCATACACTGCCGACATCATTTCTATTCCAGCACGTAAAGACTTGTTAGTAGTCGCTAACGAAGATTTAGATTAATGCCTAGGGGTGCAGCCCCTACGACTTACAACGTTGTTACAACTATCCAAGAGTTAGAACAAGCAGTTCAACGTATTAAAGAGGTCGGGGCTTTTGTATTTGACGTAGAAACACGTGGCATTCTTGAACGCCACCCTGACCTTGTGCAGACCATGGAAGTTGCATGGAAAAAGCACATTGCTACGCTTAAAAACCCAAGTCCTGAAATACAACGCCGTGCTCATGATAACTATGTAGATAAATATAGTTCTATGCTGGCGTTAGATCCTCTACGCAATGAAGTGTTTTGGATTGGTCTTGCAACGCAAGGTGAGTCGTGGGCTGTACCTATGGGGCATCCCCTTGGTCTTATGCTGACACCCGAAGAAGTAGGTGACGGGACTACCGTTCCACCTGAGGGTTACCGCAAGATTCTTAAGAATGGTCAAGAGTCTACGGCTAAAGACCGTTACCATATTCCTGCAACATACAGTGCTCCTCCACAACAGTTGTCTAGGTCTGAGGTTTTAGAAGTTCTAAAGCCCTTGTTCTTTAGTGACATTGTTAAGATAGGTCACAACGTCAAGTTTGACGCTCGCAGTATTTCTAAGTACTACGGTGAACTACCACCGGGTCCATACGCCGACACGATGGTTATGCAGCACATTGTCAATGAGAACTTGATGTCATATTCTCTTGAGAACCTCATCATCCATAATTACGACAAGCATGAAGCCTACGCACGTGATGGCAAGTTGGGAAAGATTATTAGTATTGTCCCTTACGACAAGGCTATTAACTATGTGCACCTTGACGTTCGCTGGACATGGATGCTGTATCAGCGCCTGTGGGGAAAGATTAAAATAAATGACTCTCTAGTCAAGTGTTTCTATCAAGACTCTCAGGTTCTTCGCATTCTTATGGAGATGGAGAACGAGGGCATCCCAGTAGACCACCGCAACATGGTGGTGCTGGGTAAAGAATTGGACAACAAGATGCGTGACACTTTGCTTGCGCTATCTGAGCACACACCCGTTGGCTTTAATCCTGACTCCACTAAAAATAAACAGGAGTTTTTGTTTAATAAAAAGCGTGAAGGTGGTTTAGGTCTTAAGCCTCACAAGTTGACTAAGGGTGGCGCACCATCTGTTGATGAAGAGTCCTTACGGTTCTTAGAGAAAGAACACCCTGCACTAACTTTGATGCTGGAGTGGTCTGAAACACAGAAGTTAAAGTCAACGTATGTTGATGGTCTTCTTCCAAAGTTATATCAGAGCAGGCTGCATCCATCATTTCACTTGCACCGCACCGCAACAGGTCGCCTGTCCTCTAGTGACCCCAACCTTCAGAACGTCCCACGTGGTTCTAACGTGCGTAGTTTGTTTGTTGCCCCCGAAGGGCACACCCTGCTTGTAGCAGACTATGACCAAATTGAACTACGTGTTATGGCGATGTTCTCTCAAGACAAAGAACTTATGAATGTATTTAATAACAACATTGACATTCACACCGGCGCTGCTGCTCTTCTATTTAAAAAGAAGATAGAGGATGTTACTAGTGAAGAACGTCAAATAGGTAAAGGCGTTAACTTCCTCACCGCTTACGGTGGTGGTGCTGGCAAGTTGGCACGTACTACTGGTATCTCTTTTGATAACGCTCAGCATATGATTCAAGAGTATTATCGTCAGTTCTCAGGACTGACTGAGTGGAAGCAACAGGTAGTTGCTCAGGGTAAGAAGTATGGCTACGTGTCTACATTGGCGGGCAGGTATCGTCGCCTCCCCGACCTACGGTCTGGTTACCAAGAAGCACGCTCACGTGCCGAACGTCAGGCTGTGAACGCTGTGGTACAAGGAAGTGCTGCTGACCTTTGTAAGCAAGCCATGATTGACATTCACAAGACTCTTATTGGAACCGGCGCAAAGATGCTGGTACAGGTACACGACGAACTTGTGGTTGCTGTTCCTGACGGTGTACTAGATGACATTATCCATCCATTTTTGACCGCAATGGGAGATGATAAGGTAATTAACGGGGTTCCCCTAAAAGTCTCTTATCACCATGCGCTCAACTGGGCAGAAGCGAAGGGTTAATGTCTGTTACCGATGAAAGAATGTTTTACTTGATGCTGTCTGCCACAGAAGGGCAAGCCTACGCTCATCAGATGGGGTTTCAAATTCCGTCTGAGGATGTGCAAAAACTTGAAATAATGGACATATTGTCTAGATGGGTTTTGTTTGCGAAGTCTGGAGTGTACGAAGACATTACTGAGTCGGCTGAATGGTTTGCCCACTTCCTGCATTCTTTGGATAAGATATCATCCCCCGCTGATGAATTTCAAAGTGCCTTGACAGTCTTTGCGGTTTCCATGTTAAATAAAATGGTAGAACGTGGTTTAGTTATTTTAGTTGTAAACGATGCATTAAAGGATGAATACTATGACTGACTGGTGGTCAAAGAAACTTGCAGGGGAAAAACCTACTGCACCACGCCCAAACTTGCCTCCAGTGGAATCACCTGTTAGGTTTCCACAGGCACAGAACCCACCTAACCGTGTAACTTCTCAACAGCCTGATCCAAACGTAAAGCCTGAATCATTTTCAGAAGCACTACGTATGGGGTACACCAAAGGTGGAGAAGCAGCACGTCAAGAACAGACATGCCCTGATTGTGGAAGTGGTTACGTGTTTACTAGGGCAAAAGGAAATATGCAAAATGGTGCAGCACCTGCACCACGCTGCTACGAATGCGGTTGGAATGGTATGTATGACCAAGCCAGCCAATCAGCATGGTCAAACTAAGGAGACAAGATGCCAGCAGATACAAGAGAATCATTACAGTCCATTATTTCTTCTATTCAAAAGAAGTATGGCGACGACATCATTGTCAAGGGTAGCGACGTAAAAGAAGAGATGCCCCGTATTACTACGGGAGTACTTGCTTTTGACCTCATGCTTGGGGGTGGGTGGCCTATGAACCAATGGAGTGAAATCATTGGTGAAGAGTCATCAGGTAAGACCGCTATGGCTTACAAGACTATTGCCGCTAACCAAGCGCTTGACCCAAACTTCTGTGCGCTATGGATTGCCGCTGAAGACTATGTACCAGAATACGCAAAGGCTATCGGCGTAGACCTTGATCGTCTGTGGGTAGTTGAATCCAACATCATGGAGCAGGTTTATGACCTCATCATTCGCACACTAGATAACCGTGCCGTAGACCTTATTGTCATTGACTCACTCCCTTCACTGGTTCCCGGAGATGAATTTGAGAAAAACATGGACGAGTTCACTATGGGTCTTGGTGCTCGCTTAACGGGTAAGTTCTTCCGTAAGTCGTCTAAGGCACAAAAGCGCTCGTTGGTGCATGAAGACCGTGGGTGCACCGGTCTTGTTATCAACCAGTGGCGTGACAAGATTGGCGTGATGTGGGGTGACCCACGCACTACTCCCGGTGGTAAGGCTAAGAACTTCCATTACTTCTGTCGTGTAGAAGTAAAACGTGACGAATGGATTAAAGACAAAGACGAAACCGTCGGGCAATCTATTAAGGGTCGCACTATCAAGAACAAGACCTATCGCCCACAGCAGGTAGCCGTTGTTGACTTTTACTTTGCTGGTACTAAAGGGTTTGATTTAGGTCAATTTGACACCATCAAGGACATGATAAACATTGCAGCATCATGTGACATCATTACACGTGCCGGTGCCTACTATTCATATGATGGGCAACGTTGGCAGGGTAAAGATGCAATGATCCTCGGATTCCGTGAGGACATTGGCATGCAAGAGAAACTACGTACTGAAGTACTTACGCACTTCAATGTTCCGGTTGTATGATATTCGGTGGAGAAGAACGCAAAGACATTATCAAGAAGTCTCGCAAGCAGGAAAAGCGTTCAGCGGATACTTATCGTGGTAGCCGTAACGCAGGTTCTGGTAGCGGCTGGATGCGCAAAAATGATGTCCGGTCTAAAGAGTTTCTTATTGAAAATAAACTCACGATAGCCACAAAAAGCATTACCATCAAAGATGTAGATTTAAGAGAATTGAGAGAACGTGCAATTATTGAAGACCGTGTACCGATTTTGCAGTTTGATCTCGCTAATCGTCGCTACGTCATACTTACTGAAGACGATTTTTTGGAGTTAACAACTAATGACTGACGATACCCCATGGCACCTCAAGAACTATAAGAAGTCCTTGCTGTCACACAGCAGGCTTATACCTGTTGCAGAAGAGATGCTTATGCGTGAGCAACTAGAGAGCACACGTGACACAGAGCATCTGCATCCTTCAGAGATCTGTAAGAAGGATTGGTGTCCCCGTTCTTCTTGGTACACCATCAAGGGTTACGAACGTGATGATAAGCCTTTAAGTTTCCAGACCCTTAACATCTTTGCTGAAGGTCACGCTATTCACGACAAGTGGCAGACGTGGTTAACTAAGGCAGGAGTACTTGAACAAGTTGAAGTACCCATCATTAACGAAGAGCATCACCTCATGGGTCACGCCGACGGCATCATTAACGACGCTAAGGGTAAAGCAATCTTAGAGATTAAAAGTGTTGGCATTGGCACAGTCCGTATGGAACACTACGATTTGTGGCTTCGGTATAGCCACAAGGAAATAACAATGGACGAAGTATGGAAACAGATTCGTCAGCCATTTCAAACTCACTTACGTCAAATCATGCTGTACATGTACTGCACAGGTATCCATGAAGGTGTTTTCTTGTATGAATGGAAAGCAACACAAGACGTAAAAGAGTTTTCTGTTAAGTTTCAACCTGAGCAAATTGAATCCATTTTGTCTGGTTGTCAAACTGTAGTTCGTGGTTTAGACTCAGGC